CAAGGCTGTTGCCAAGTATCACACTCCTGGTGAGTCCCTGATTCTTGACAAGGACGCTGGCACTACTGATTACCTCAGCACGATGAAGACCAACGAGAAGCTCGTCAAGATTGACGACCTGCTCACGGCTTCGTGCTTTATCGACTCCCTGGACGAGGCCAAGTCGCACTACGACTACCGTGGCCCCTTCTCGCAAGAGCTTGGTCGCGCTCTGTCCTACGAGCTTGATAAGAACATCATCCGCGCCATGTATCAGTCGGCTGGCGGCAGCGCCTCCGACCCGATTCTTTCTGGTATGGGCAATGTGGACCTCGGTGCTGCCACCAAGGCCGATGTGACCAGTGCTGGCATGATTGGTGCTTTCTTTGAGGCGGCTGAGAAGATGGACGCGAACGACCTCCCCGAAGAGGGGCGCTTTGCGGTCGTTGGCCCTGAACTGTACTACCGCCTGATTCAGAAGGCTGGAACCCTTGGCAACGCCATCAACCTTGACTACAGCGGTAGCGGCTCTGTCGCCACTGGTAAGGTCATGGAAGTGGCTGGCATCAAGGTCTACAAGTCGAACCATGTCGATGATGTTGGTGTGAACTACACTGTCGCTGCGGGTAACCAGAACCAAGCTAGCGTGGATTATTCCCTCTACGCTGGTGTGTTTGGTCACGAAGAGGCTGTCGCCACCGTGAAGCTGAAGGACATTGCTCTGGAAAGCGATTACATGGTTGAGCGTCAGGGTACTCTGTTCGTCGCTAAGATGGCTCTGGGTACTGCTCCCCTGCGCCAGGACGCGGCTGGCTACTTCAAGCTGGCTGTCTAACCAGCGGGAGGTTTATCCTCCTTGCTGTTTGTGTGTGTGTTTGGGGGAGGTGGCTTCGGCTGCTTCCCCCTTTTCTTGAAAAGTAAAAGCAATGCTCTCCAACCTCTCAAAACTAGAAGCCATCAATACGATGCTCTCCGTGATTGGAGAGTCGCCTGTCAACACTCTGGTTGGCGCTGTATCTGCTGATACGCAGATTGCTCTTAATGTCTTGGACGAAGTGAACCGCGATGTCCAAGCTAAGGGCTGGCACTTCAACACTGAGTTTGATGTGGTGCTGACTCCCGATGTGAACACCAAGTTAATTTCGTTCCCCTCGGGTTATCTCCGCGTAGACCTTGAGGCCCACAATGCGGGGGATTTGGATGTGGTGGTTCGCGGCACGAAGCTGTACGACCGTAAGGAACACACCTTTGAGTTTGACGACGAGGTCAAGGCCACGGTCGTCTACGGGCTGGACTTTGAAGACCTGCCCCACTCCGCGAAACAATACATCACCATCCGTGCCGCTCGTATTCTTCAGGACCGTGTGGTTGGTTCTACCACTCACCACCAGTTCACGCGGAATGACGAGAGCTACGCCTGGACTAGCCTGATAGAGTACGAAGGCTGGACGGCGGACCACAGCATCTTCGATAATGCGGACACCTTTAACGCTGTTCGCCGTGGTTCCCCGATTGACCGCGTCAGCTAATGGTACAAGAGCGTTTCTTATCGTTCCCTGTCAGGGGAATCTTCAATGGTGTCAGCCAGCAGCCCACGGTTATTCGCCGTGAGGGCTTTGCCGAATCTCAGGAGAACGGCTACTCCTCCATCATTGAAGGTCTGCGCAAGCGCCCTCCGACTGAGCATATTAAGAAACTAAAGGCAGACACGGGTTCCGATACGGACCTCAACAGCGTCCACATTATCGACCGTGGTAGTTCTGACCAGCATCTAGTTCTCATTGAGGATGAGACGCTGACTGTGTATGACCTGGACGGCACTGCAAAGACTGTCCACACGCCGGATGGAACCAGTTACCTTTCTGTGGCCGCAGATGACCCAGAGTACAGGTTTCTGACCCTGGCTGATGTCACCTTTGTCCTGAACCCGTCACAGACGGTGGCGATGGACTCTTCCCTGAGTCCCACCAACAACGCGCTGGGGTCGATGACGGGGGGCCAAGCCCTTATTTTTCTTAAGGGTAGCGGCAGCCACGGCTCATATAAGGTGACTGTTGATGGCGTGACCGTGACAGAGAATGACAGCGGGGATATAGAAAGCGCTGCGTCCAACTTGGCTTCTGACCTAAACGCTATCTCAGGAATCACCGCTACTTCGGCTGGTCCTACCATTTGGCTGTACAACGATGCAGACTCGGATGACATCGTTGTGTCTTCCCTCCACACAAGGAATGAGGATTACATAGGGACGATTAAGGACGAGGTTAGAGAGCTATCAGACCTCCCCGTCTACGCCCCCGAAGGCTTTATCGTCAAGATTACGGGCGCTCCAGAGTCGGCCATTGATGACTACTATGTTAAGTTTGATATGCGGGACTCTGATGTCCTTGCGACGATGGGGGAAGGCCAGTGGGTTGAAACGGTGGCTCCAGGCATTGAGTACAAGCTGGACCCCGCAACGATGCCCCATGTCCTGTTCAAGAACACGGACGGCTCCTTTACCTTTGCTAAAGCAGATGGTGACTTTACCCCCGCTGGCCCTAGCACCTTTGCCTGGGCTGACCGTGAAGCTGGGGATGCCCTAACGAACAAGAATCCCCTGTTCGTTGGCGCAAAAATCCGAGACATGGTGTTCCATAAGAACCGTCTCGGGTTCCTGACGAACGATAACATCACCTTCTCAGAGGGCGGGGAGTTCTTTAACTTCTACACGGTGTCCGTGTCCGACTCTCTGGCGACTGACCGCATCAACCTGACCATCAACCACAATGATGCGGTCAACTTCCACAGCGCAGCGTCCTTCCAGGATGACCTTATCATGTTTGGTGACAACGACCAGTTCCGCGTCACGGGAACGCCCGTTCTCAGCAACGATACGGTCCAGGCGATGCTGCTTTCCAGTTACCGTTCAAGCGGCGAAGCTCGTCCTGTTGTCAACGCTAACCGCATTTTCTTCTCGTTCGGACGGGGGGACTATAGTGGGGTGTATCAGCTAATCCCTTCGGGTACTGTGGAGGGCCAGTACAGCGATACGGAGATTACCTTCCACATCCCTAGGTACATCCCTGGCAACATCAAGGAGATGGCCGCGTTTGGTACGGAGAACCTGATGTGCGCTAGGTCTTCCTCTGAGACGGGAAGCCTGTTCATCTACAAGTATTACGCTGGACGCGAGGAGGATGTTCAAACTAGCTGGAGCAAGTTCACCTTTGCCAACAGCAACATCCGAGGCATGGGCTTTGCCAACAACTCGCTGTATATGGTGAACCGTCGTGCTGGTGAGGGGTGGTTCCTGGAGAGGATTACTTTCCAAGCGAAGCAAGTGGACACCGATGCGGACTACCTGACGCATCTGGACCGCCGACTGAAGGACTCCGATACCACCATTGCCTACGATTCGACTACCGACCTGACAACCTACACTCTGCCCTATAACATTGGGTCAGGCGTAACGATGCAGGTGGTGACCCGCTCTACGACTTCCGTGACTGGAGGTAAACTGCTTACCCTGTCCACCACCCCTGGGCATAACGCCGCTGGTCAGGCCGAACTTAAGGTTCAAGGCGACCACCGCACGACCGCTGTGTGGATTGGAGAGAAATACACCCTGACCTACCAGATGTCTCCGCCCAGGATGCGCGACAGCCAAGGCCAAATCATCTACGAAGGTCGCCTTCAGTTGCGTCGAGGCACGATTGAATACGCAGATTCGGGTTTCTTCCGCATTGAGGTCACCCCCGTCAACCGTGATGCCTATGAGTATGACTTTACGGGACGAGTGTTGGGCGCTGCGGTTCTGGTGATTGGTGATAACCCCGTCAGTTCGGGGACATTCAACTTCCCAATCAGGTGTCGTGCGGATGATGCCACGATTAAAGTCATCAACGACTCCCCCCTTCCCAGCACTATCTCAAGCATTCACTTTGAGGGTGCGTATACCTCCCGAACTTCACGGGCGTACACCCCCACCACTTCACGCATCTGATGAGGATTCAAGTGCTGGCGTCGGTGCTGGAAGACGCGTTGTATATCGCGGACAATCTGCGCCCTGCGGATGCTAAGGAAATCGAAGCAATGGTGGGGAGCGATGACTATAAGGAGTCCTTGATTGAGGGCTTCTACTACAGCGTCCAGCCCATGACTCTTCATGTTGACGGCAAGCCAGCCGCCATGTTTGGTGTTGTCCCCGCCCAGGAGGGCGAGGGGTGCGTGTGGCTGCTTGGAACTCCTGACATTGAGAAGGTCACCTTCTCGTTTATCCGTGAGTCTAAGCCGTACTTAATCGACCTTATGAAAGACTACGACTTTGTGTATAACTATGCACATAAGGACAACCAGCTTCACCTTAAGTGGCTGAAGTGGTTGGGCTTTGATGTCAGTGAACCAGTAGAAAGTTCGGATTTTGTGTTCATTAGCTACTCCCACCAAGGAGAAATGATTTATGTGTAAACCTCAACTGATAGCAGGTATGTCTGCCGCTTCCCAGGCGGCTCAGTCTTACGGGGCTTATCGTTCTTCTAAAGCTGCCCAAGAGGCGGGGATTACCTACGCCGAACAGGGAGCGGCGAACGCCAGGAAAGCCTACCTTCAAACGCTAAGTGACCTCACAAAGCGGGGCTTGCAGGAGGCCAGCATCCTCTCGGCAAACACGGCTGCTGAACTGAGGAAGCGGGACAAGCGGATTCACATGGAGAGCTTGTCTGCTGGGGAGAACCTTGTAAACGCCTCCCTTCACGACAACATTCGATACCGTCTACAGGCGGCAGAGCAAGGCCGCAGAGCGCAACGGGCATCCGCCACTAACATCGCTTCTATGGCGCGGGGAGCGAATGTTCAGTACCAGTCCCGCGTCAACCAACTCTACAGTCAAATCCCTGTGGCTAGTGGGTTTGGTATTTCGGACATCCTGGGCATTGCTTCGGCTGGAGTCCGAGGCTACTCGTTGGGTAAAGACCTTTTTGACTAGACTATGGCTAACAAGCGTATCTCTTTTGACGAAGAAGCTCCCAAAATCAGTGAGCCTCTTGTTCGCGTTTCGGACGACTTTGTAGCGCCGTATGCGGAGCCTGTCGCTCGTCCCCAGGATGACCCTTTGGTCCGCATGGGTCAGGCTCTGTCGGGGCTTAGTAGCAGCCTTGAGCTATACGCTAAGGCCACTGAGCCAGAGCGCATTGAGGCCGATAAGACTGCCTGGGTAGAGTGGCAAGAGCTAACGCCAGAGCAGAGGAAAGCTGCTGTCGATGAGGGCGCATACAAAGCCCGTCAGTTTGAATATATCTGGAAACAAAAGGCGGCCAACGACGCGAAAGAGTTTGAGCGGCAAGCGAACCTTCGGTTTGCTGAAGCGACAGACTGGAATAACCCAGAGCAAGCCGCAGCTATCCTGGATGAGACTCGGGCAGCAATGCTGGAGAACAATCCTGAGCATCTGAAGAACAACGCTCTGTACCTTAACCAGCTTGATGAGTCGAGCCGCGAGTTCAGGGAGCGGTTTAAGACGCAAGCGTCAGCTAAGGCCGAGGAGCGCCGCGTTGCTGAGGGCATAAGAACTGCGAAGACGGGGCTTGTTGAATCACTTGGAGGCTTCTTTGAGGAAACCGAGGGCGTTACCTCAAATCTGGAAGAGCCTTTTACGGAGTTAGTTTCCAAAGGCATGAACGAGGTGTTTAAGACCTTTAGGCAAACCTTGAAGCCAGGGGAGCAGCAAGAGATTCTGGACGATGTGCTGGTTACCTTGGCTGACCGGCTCAAACAAAGCAATAGACTTGAGGATTTGGTAGAGCTGAAAACAGTCGCGGAAGAGTTGGGAGATACCCCGATTGTGGGCCTTAGTAAGGTTTCCCAGGAGGCGATGGCACGTATTGATGAGGCCATCGATGTGTTAGGGCGTCGTCCGACGGGGACGAACGAAACGGAGCAGGAGCTTACCAATGCCAGAATCGAGTTCTCGTATGTTGGGGAGGCTGCTATTGCTGACTTTAATAAAAATAAAATTACTCTAGAACATAAATATTTTCAGGACAAGGCAGCGGAAATCTTAGTCGGCTACAGCAAACGAGCAGTGAATGAGATTGCTGACGAAACGTTCAACGAATACATGGAGACAGTACGGCGCATCGGCTCGCAGCAACACACCCAAACTACTCGGGACCGAACGGAGAAGGAGATACAAGATGGGGAGTTGGTTTTGGCATCAAGGAATACCGCTGCGGAAACCCCGCTGGTTGCATTGAACGAGTGGAAAAGACTCAAAGACCAAGTTGAACCTAGGCTTTGGCTCAACCACCTTTCATATCTTCAGGAGGCAGTGAAGAACAGCGACCAGAAAGACATTGCAAAAGAGGCACTTGTGTCTGCTAAGTCACCTTCATTGACGGAGACATACAGAAAACTAGCTCAGGATAAACAAAGTGACCGGCCTGACGTCCAGGCTGTGGCCAGCCTTACTAAAAGTGACGCAGACAAGTTGGTTAGTTTGATTGCTACGCGAGTCCTCGATGAGTGGTTTACCCCGTATGAGGACGACAAAGGAAACACCGTTACTAAGTTTTCTGTCCAGGGGCAGAGTGCGCTGAAAGGAGCCTTTGAAGCTGAACTAGAAGAGGCTTTTGTTCCCTTCCTAGACCAATATGAACTTCAGGACATTTACAGGGAGGGGTCGGCTCCAGCCGCTGTGTCTCCAATGGAGACAGCTACCATAACTGCCAAAAGGGAGAGGGGGATATTTTCGCAAGCGGAGTTTGATACTACCCACGGACATGAGTTTTTCCAGGCTCAGAAACAGCTTCAAGAAGGCGGATTTAGCCCAGAAAACTGGCAGACCTTCCGCGAAGCTGCCGCTAATCTGGTGTCCGAGCAGCAGCGGTATGCTTCACGATATGGTGCAATCCCCGCAAACCGCGAGATAAAGACAAAGGTTCCATTTACCAACGCATTTCGTAGTGAGTTCATCACTCTTGGCCCTAACAATCGGCCCGTAAAGGTCATTGGGTACAGAACAAGTGACCTCACTAAGAAGTTTACCGTTGTTATTAACACTAAGGAGGTTCCTCTTACGCCCACTACAGAAGGTGTAAACAACACAGTTAGAAGGGTGTTTACGCCGGATACAGTGGAATCGGCAGACTTTTGGATGACGGAGCAGGTCTCAGCCATTCAGGCTACTGGCCTTACAGTAAAACACCTTACCGACACCAATGTTGTCGCTCTGCCCTTCGGGGAAGGACGCATTGTGCTGACTCCTGCCGAAGAGCGGGCCTTGACTGACCCATCAAGGACTTTGATGTTGCCTCCTGAAACGACGCAGGAAGAGGCAAATGCTGTGTTAACTGCCGCTAAAGATGAAAACCAGTTTGAAACTTGGTCAGCAACGGATATGGGCCGCTTTTATCTCGCCTATAGAAAAGCAAACAAAGGGCAAGAAAAGCTGATGAATCCAGAACAGTTTGTAAAAGCTGCTATTAGCTATAACATCGGGGCTGGCTTTATGAAGGCAAGAGAGCAGAACTAATCATGGCTCAAGAACCAGAATACGACGATTTTTGGGATAAGGTTTGGCTTACCGCACCCCAACCACTAACCCCCAACCCCCTTGCCTCTATCCCAGAAACGGAAGAGGAAGACCTCCGCTGGTGGGAATACGGAACCGATGTTCTCGGTGGTGTTGCGCGGGGTGTGGCTGGTGCAGCCGAAGGCATCCTTGAAATCGGCAACATCATCCCTGGTGTCGATTACGACATTGCAGACAACTTGGGGTTAGGCGAGAGTCGAACCTTTGTCGGCAACATGGCGGACAGCATTGTGAACTTTGCGGTTGGCTTTGCTGTCCCTGGGATTGGCGGTGCGTCCTTGGGTCTACGAGCGGCAGCAGCGGCCAGTAAAGCCAAGAAAGCTGTGGGCCTCAGTAAGACGGCTCGTACTGCGGCTGAACTAAAGAAAGCTGCCAAGGCTGGTGAGCTATCCAAGAAAGCAAAGATTGGACTTACCACCGTCCAGTCTGGCTTTACGGACCACTTGTTCTTCAAGGGCCACGAGGGTCGGCTGGCGGACTTGGTTAACGAGTACCCCCTGCTCCGTAACCCCATCAGTGAGTTCCTTGCGACTGACCCTGCGGACTCTGAGGCAGAGGGCAGGTTCAAGAACTTTCTTGAGGGGGTCTTGATTGGTCTTCAGATGGAGGCCGTGTTTATCGGCGTTAAGGCGCTCCGCAAGTACAAGAAGGTGGCCGAAGAGACGGGCGACCTGAACAAGGCCCAAGTAGAGGCCGAGCAGGTTGCTCAAGAAACCTCTGAACAGCTAGAGCAGCAACGGCTCTTTGACGAAGATGCAGAGGCGTTGCCGCCTGTCGAGGACGCTGGTGTTCCTCGGGTAGACGAAGTCGAGCCTGATGGTCTGGAAGACCTGACTAGGGCTGAACTACAAGCACAGGCCAAGGAAGCTGGCATTAAGGCAAACCAGAAGTCTGCCGACATTATTGAGCAGCTTCGGGCGCAGCGAGCGGGTCAGGTAGATGATGGTCTGGAAGAACTGACCAGGGCTGAACTACAGGCGAAAGCTAAGGAAGCTGGTGTCAAGGCGAACCAAAAGTCTGCCGACATCATTGAGCAGCTTCGGGCAAAAGAAGTTGATGCCCCTAAAGCCGAAGCTCCCACGCCGGAAGCCCCTCGGGCCGAAGCTCCAACGCTGGATGTACCCACGGCTGAAGGAGTCGCACGAAGCGCACCCCGCGCCGCTTGGGATAACCTGAGTTCAGCAGAGAAGAGCGTCTTTAAGGAAGAGGTAGAGAGCCTTGA